TCCTACAGGAACAGGTAATATAAAAATTCCTGGATTTTACCGAGTATCAGAAATAAACACAATTTATAATGCTACTCGTGGTGTTAATATATGGGAGAAAAATGCAATTAACGCAGGATTACCGGCACAAGGAACTTTAGGTGGAGTAAGTTTTTCTACTACTGATACTTCAAGTTTTGGTAACTTCCCTGTTAATGGTGTAACAACAATTTTTCCAACCAACCCAACAACTGGGATGTCTTCAACAGATACTTTATTTGTTGTAGTTGAAGATCCTGATTTAAAAATTAGGCCTTATGATTTTGGTACAGATGCTATTGAAAGAATGAGAGTATCAACTCCCCAAGCTTTGATTGATGCGGATTTTGAATATGGATTACAAGCTACTAAATGGCAAACATATACTGATTTAGCTAATATACCTAGCATATATGAAGTACCTGGATTTGATATTACTGTAAGCTCTGTTACTACTAATACATCACAATCATCTGTTATTACAGTTACAACATCCGCTTCTCATGGTCTATCAGCAGGTAGCCCATTTACTATTTTTGGTTTAGATAATGGTGCTTTTAGAACATCAGGTAGAGCAGAAGGTGCATTTATAATCAGTTCTATTCCCTCAGGTAATACTTTTACTTACACAGCTAAAGGTACAGTAAGTGGATCTATTATATCAACATCTTTCACTCAATTAAGAAGAGGTCAGTTTTATTCTGGTTCACAATTAATACTAGATAGTATAACTTCAGATGCAGCTAACCCTTCAGTAATTACCGTAAATACTAGACAACCCCACGGGTTATATCCAGGTTCAACTATTATTGCTGCTATTACTTCTTCAGGTGCTAACCATACTTTAGCTTCAGGTTCATTCAGTATTAATATTATTAATAGTGGATCTTTTGCTTATACTGCTAGTGCAGGTGGTGCTGTAACAAGTGCTGGGTTAGCTGGTAGATATTATACAAGACAAGATTCATTTAACATCCATAGACCATTTGATGGTGGTATTATTTTAGGTACTAACTCACCAGCTCATGGTGCTAGAGTTTTAAGACAATCTAAAAAATATTTCCGTTATCAATCAGGTAAAGGTTTATTATATACTACAGGTACTTTATTTTGCCCTAACTTGGATATTGAATCAGTTTCAGCATCTGGAGTAACTCCTGGTTCTACAATTTGGATTACAGGTCAAGATGAACATAATATTTCATTAACTGATGGTTCAAGAGTAGTACTTTCAGGTATTTCATCTTCAGGGTTTAATGGTGAATATACTGTTAGTCAAATGGTTAATGAGTATATTTTTGCTGTCACAGCTACCGGATCTTTAGGTGCTACCACAGCAGTTTTAGGTACTCAACCTAGATTTGCAGTTAAAAACTGGCATGGTTCTACTATTAGAGCGGGTATTACTGATGATCAAAATGGTATATTCTTTGAATATGATGGTCAAAATTTATACGCTGTTCAAAGAAAAGCTACTTTCCAATTAGCAGGTACTGTTTCTATACCTACAGGATCTAATATAGTGACAGGTTCTGTTCCTAGTGCTAGATTTGACCAACAATGTAAAGTAGGTGATAGAGTAGTAATGAAAGGTATGACTTACCAAATTAGTAAAATATTTAACAGTGCCTCAATGGCTGTTACTCCTCAATATAGAGGTTTAATTAATTTAGTAGGTAGTAAAGCTTCTTTAGTAGTAGATAAAAAAATTCCTCAATCACAATGGAATATAGATAAAGCAGATGGTACTGGCCCAAGTGGTTATAATTTCAATTTAACTAAAATGCAGATGGTTGGTATTCAATATACTTGGTATGGTGCTGGGTTTATTGATTGGATGGCGAGAGGTCCTGAGGGTAATTTTATTATGCTTCATAGAGAAAAGAATAATAATGTGAATGATGAAGCCTTTATGAGATCAGGTAACTTATGTGTTAGATATGAAGTTAATAATGAAGGTCCTTATACCACTTTAAGCCAATCAATTTCAAACGTCTCTCCAGCTAATGGTGGTAATTTATTAGTGCGGGATGCTACTTATTTCCCTAATTCAACAGCTTCAGTTTATGTGGATGATGAAATTATAACTTATAGAGGTAAAAGTGGTAATAATTTATTAAATATTACTCGTGGTGCTAACTTACCTTTGTTTACTAATGGTATATCACAATCATTTAATGCAGGAGCAGCTGCCGCTCATAACTCAGGATCAGGAGTAATATTATTAAGTAATACTTGTTCTCCAACAGTTTATCACTGGGGTTCAGCAGTTATTATGGATGGGGGATTTGATTCGGATCGTGGTTATTTCTTTAACTTCTCTAGAAATAATATTTCTGTACCAGCAAACGGTAGTACACAATTCTTCTTAATTAGATTAGCACCTTCAGTAAGTAACTCATTAATTGGTAACTTAGGAGATAGAGAATTAATTAATAGATCTCAATTATTATTAAGACAGATCTCAATTACCTCTACTCAAAACTGTCAGGTATCATTATTATTGAATCCTCAAGGTTTAACAAATATTACTTGGTTAGGTTTAAATACAACTGCCCAAGGTTCTCAACCTTCATTAGGTCAAGTTGCTACTTCATTCTCAGGAACAGGTACTCCAGGTGAACAGATTTTCTCAGCTATTGCTTCTGCCAATACAACAGAATATCAAGATTTATCAGCTTTGAAAGAATTATCAAATTCAGTAAATGGTGGTAGTGATATTTTCCCTGATGGTCCAGACGTATTGTTAGTAAGGGTTCAAAATTTAAACCCTTCTGTAGCAGCTACTGCTTCTGTTAACTTATATTGGAACGAATCACAAGCTTAATATTAAATTAAAAATAACTAAGGATAGCGTCTATATAGGCGCTATCTTTTTTTATATAAAATATCACGTTTATATATTTATAGTCGAATATAATAACTATATTAAATTATATAACAGCCTTTTTAATGGATATTAATAAAATTTTTGATTTATTTGAATCGGGTTCTGAAGTGAAACAAGATGATTCTGTCTTTATTGATATAAAAAACACTCCTATTTACTGGATTGGAATGTTTAAAAAACTTATACAAAACAATAATATATTTACCTCTCAAATAATAGGCTTTTTTGATAAAATGAGTCCTGAAGTAGATAAAGAAGATTTAAAAGAAGCTGGTGATAGGGTTGCCTATGAGAGAGCTTTTTATTATATTTCCAAAATCGATATTAATAATAAAATGCATAGAGATTCTATAAGTTTGAATCTAGATAAACAACTTAAACAAACTCTAGAAAAAGCAATATTATATTTTCAGGAATTTGAAGAGTATGAAAAATGCGCGTTTATCAAGAAAATATTAGATTTTACAAACTCCTTTTAACCTAAGTTTGGCCCTTATCTTTTTCCATGTTATATTATAACTACAGGAAAGAGAAAAAAATATGAAAAACAGAGAAATAATAATGAGACGCTTAGAAAAAGCAGAGGGACAGATAGAGAAGTTGAATGTGTTTTTACAACGAGGGGGGTCAAAAGAGCAGGTTCAAGAAGTATTAGTAATACTTAAAGAATCACTTGATGATGCTAAGGTGTTTGTACAACAAGAACCTTTAGGACCAGGAGAAATTAATCAATATTAATATGAATTTAACAGCTGAACAAATCCAACAAAATTGGTTACGTTTATTAGGGTTTATTGAGGATCATATTTCTGAACCTCGTAGAACTAAACTAATTGAATTTTATGATAAGTATTCTGAGCGTCTAATGTTGATGCCTGCTGCTCATAAAAAAGAATACCATAATGCTTTCCCTGGAGGTTATGTAGAACATGTTAATAGAGTTATCACTTGTGCTCTTCATTTACATGATTTATGGGCTCAAATGGGTGCTGATATTACTACTTACACTAAAGAAGAACTAATATTCTCAGCCTTAAATCATGACCTGGGAAAAATGGGTGATGAGGAAAATGAATCTTATATTCCTCAAGATGATAAATGGCGTAAAGAAAAATTGGGTGAGGATTATAAGTTTAACGATAAAATTCCATTTGCATCTGTACCTGATAGAGGATTATTTTTACTCCAATCTCATAGTATCCAGTATACATTTAATGAAATGATTACTATTCAGACTCATGATGGTTTGTATGATGAAGCTAATAAAAAATATTTAGCTACTTATATGCCAGAACAAAAACCAAGAACAAGTTTACCTTATATTGTTCATCAAGCAGATTTAATGGCTGCTCGTATTGAATTTGAAAGAGAATGGTTACCTAAGTTAAATTCAAAATCAGAAACAATTAAAAGTCCATTTAAATTAGAATCAAACAAATCAACTCCTACTACTCAGGCCACTAAAAATAAAGCATTAGGTGGTTTAAAGAGTGAAGGACTTAAAAATATATTAGATAACTTATGATATTTCTAGTAATTATTTTAATGTTAGCGGTTGTGGTCTTAGGATACACAACCTTTAACCTTCTAAAGAAAAATGAGAGACAAGAAGATATTCTAGCCTCTTATTTAACTTACCTTAATAAAATCTCAGATATTATTGATATGTCAGATAAAAAGATTCATGAAATTGATGTTAAAGGATCTTTTGAAAGTGATGATGAAATAGGATTTTTCTTTACTAACATAAAAATGATTCAAGATGTTTTGAATCAATTTCGTATTAAAAACTTATGAGTGAGGTAGTAGTTAAGAAAAAGAAGGGAGTACAGTACTTTACTCAAGATACAGAGAACGCTATTATAGCTTATAATAACTCTATTACTTTTGAGGAAAAAAATAAAATTTATCATGAACGTATTCATTATGCTTTCTTTAAATTAACAGAAAATATTATCCATACATTTAAGTTTTATTACACTGAAGTAAGTAATATTGAAGATTTACAATTTGAAGTTATTTCATTTTTAATATCTAAGATGCATCTGTTTAATCCCGATAAAGGAGCTAAAGCATATTCTTATTTTGGTACAATCGCAAAACGTTATTTGATTCTTTCAAATCAAAAGAATTATAAAAAACGTATTGATACTTCACCTATAGAAACCTTAGAAGAAGATGAAAGGCATTCATACGAAATGGAAGATGACCAACCTATAGAACGTTTATCTTACTATATAAATGAATTTACTGACCATTGTACTGAAAATATTTTTGAAATTTTTACAAAAGAGGAAGATGCTAAAATAGCAGATGCCATATTAGAAATTTTTAGAAAACGAGAAACTATAGATATTTTTAATAAAAAAGCACTTTACATTTATATTCGTGAACAAATAGATGTTAAGACTCCTAAAATAACTAAAATAGCAAATAAACTCTACGATATATTTAAAGAAGGATATGTATTTTATCTAGAACACGGATATACAAGGTTTTGATTTTAATATTTATAATCAAAATTTATGAGTTTAGATGCTGTAATATTTAAAAAGAAAAAGTTTTCCGATATATTAGAAGAAATTTACGAGAATCAAAAGAAAAAAGAATCCCAAATTTCAGCTCTAATTGGTGAACTAAAACCCCTTATCAATGATATTGGTGATGCTACTTTAGTTGTTCCTTTGATTAAGGAATATATGGAGATTGGAATTAAGAATGATGAACAATTAATTAAAATGGCTACAATTGTTCAACGTGCTTTACAAGTACAAGCTCAAACTGGTGCTAATGATTTATCTTTCTCTGAAGAAGAAAAAGCACAATTATTTGATTTAGCTAAAAATATTGGAGATAAAAAATAATGGCATTTTATCCTGAAGGCTTATCGTCTCAAGTAGACTACTTAACTGGAACACCAACTGATTCAGGATATTTTTCTATAACTCCTGTTAGGGTTAAATACACTTTTTTGAATTTAAACCAAATAAAAAAAGACAATCGTAAATTATATGATAAATATCAAGGTGATTTTGCTTTAGGAGGTATAATTTTTGACTCTGTTTCAAATCCAACTTCAGGAAGCAAAGAGGAAGACCAATTTGAAGGTTTACCTTTTGCATTACCTTTATTTCCTAATTTTAAACAAATCCCTTTAGTAAATGAGATTGCTTATATTATAAGTTTTCCATCTCCTAATTTACAGAATCCTGATTTTATTGATACAAACGATACTACTTTTTATTATTTTCTTCCTATTAATATTTGGAATAGCGCTCACCATAATGCCTTACCAGATCCATTTACTACCTCTACTAAAACACCATCAGAACAAAAAACTAATCAACAAGTTGAAGCTGGTTCTAGAGTTAAAACAACTGATGGGGTTGATGATATTGATTTAGGAAATACTTTTGATGAACAACCCAATATAAGAAATCTCCAACCTTATGAGGGAGATATTATTTTTGAAGGTAGATGGGGCCAATCATTAAGATTTAGTTCAACTGTAACTGGTAGTGATAATACTTGGTCATCTGTAGGTCCTAATTCAAAACCTATTACTATTTTAAGAAATGGCCAATATAATGATAAAAAAGCATCTTGGGTTCCAATTATTGAAGATATTAATCAAGACTCAGGTTCTATTTATTTAACTAGTAATCAAAAAATTCCTTTAAAATCAGCTAGTTCAACTTATAATAGTTACAAATCTAATGCTCCTACTTTACCTAATGAATATACTTCAAATCAGATTATCTTATCTTCAGGTAGATTAGTTTTAAATTCATCTAAGGATCATATTTTATTAAGTTCTGCTAAAAGTATTAATCTTAATAGTATTTCATCTGTTAATGTTGACTCACCCATATTTGTGACTCAAACTAAAAATGTTTATCTAGGGTCAAAAGATGCTAATGAACCTTTATTATTAGGTAATAAAACAGTTGAATTATTAAATCAATTATTATCTAATTTAAAAACATTTGCTGATGTTTGCACAACAGCTGTTTCTACTGGTCCTGGTCCATTAACTCAATTTAATACTATAGGACCTGTATTGTCTAACAACATTTTAGCTTTACAACAAGAGTTGGATAGTCTAAAATCTAAAAATAACTATACAACATAATGGCATCATCTATTGATATTAATAAAGTAGTAGGAATTTTAACACAAAATCAATCTAGTGATTTATCTCAAAAAGGTTTAAATAAAATCAGAAAAATTATACTAGATAAAGCTGTTGACTTATCTAATAAATCAACTTCTACTTTAACTCCTATTTTACAAAAATTAAACATAACAGATATTAATAATCTGCCAACTATTTGTCCTTCAGCAGATGTAGTAAATACTATTACTCCTATATTAAATAATTTTATACAAGATATAAATTCTCAAGTAAATAATATTGATAGACTTAATCAAACAGTTAATAATTCTACTGCTATTTTAAATACTACAAAACAAGTTGTTGATACTTTAAATATTACTATTCCTATAGCAACAGCAATTATTCAGGCTATCCCCCCTCCAGGATTACCAGGAGCAGTAGTAGGTACAGTAGATGTTTTAGATTTTTTAAGACAAAAAACTTTATTTGATAATAATGGTAATCCTAGAATACCTCAAATATCAGCTCCCTTAGTAGGAATTTTAATTTCAACTAATATATTTAATACTTTTTTAACAGACACTGTTAATACAATAAATAAAATAACAGAATTAATAAACAAATGTTCTGCTCAAAATAATACTTTAGTTACTATAACTGGTTTTTCACCTTTAGTTACAACAGTAATAAATAATCAAAATAAGATTATTTCAACTCCTACTTCATTTCCGTATCAAGATTTTTTAATTGAAATAGAAGAAAAAAACTATACTCCTACTGTAAAACAATATAGGGCTGTTGGAAGGAACACTCAAGGAATAACTTTAATTTCAACTCCTTACTCTTTTACTTCTACTCCACAAGTATTGGTTGAAGAATTAAAATTCATAATTGACAGAGATAATTTAAAAGCTTATTAAACTTAATATTTATAAATAATGAAACCATCAGAATTTAAATCAATGATCAAGGAAGCCGTAAAAGAAGCTATCCATGAAGAGTTACGTGAAATTATATTGGAAGCTGTAAAGGCTCCTAAAGGTACTTCTGTTGGGGCAGGTAGTTATGGTACAGTAACTGAATCAAAAAATACTTACGCCCAACCTCATATTGAACAACCTAGACATTTAACACCTACTGAAAGACGTAATATTTTTAGTGGTATGTTAGAAGAAATGCAAGTTGGAGGAATGGCTAATACAGCTTACCAAGGACAATTTCAACCTCAAGGGCATGTAGATGCTATTAATGGAACTTTACCTGAAGGTAATGTTGGGTTAGACCAAATAATGGCTTTAATGAATAAATAATGGCTTTTATAGTTAGAAATAAATTCCCTATTGATACTCAGCCTCAAAAAGCGGTTGGAGTAAATCTTCCATTTTCAGGAAGAGCGGTTTTTACTTCTAATTATTTAACTCGAGATGCTATCCGAAATAATTTAATTAATTTTTTCTCTACTAGAAAAGGAGAAAGAGTAATGAATCCTTTATTTGGTAGTATAATTCAACAAACTGTATTTGAAAATTTAGGTACAAATATAGATACTACATTAAAAACAATAATTGGAGATGAAATTAATAAATACTTTAATTTTGTAACAATCCAATCAATTAATGTGGTTCCAAAACAAGATTTTAATCAATTAAACATTGATATCACTTATAGCGTAGCTAACTTTGGTATTAATGATAATATAACAGTGACTATATAAAATGGCAATAAAAAGAGACATAAAATATTTAAACAGGGATTTCAATTCATTGAGGGATACCTTGATATCATACTCAAAAACATACTTCCCTAACTCCTATAATGATTTTACTCCTGCATCACCAGGTATGATGTTTATGGAGATGGCTGCTTATGTGGGTGATGTTTTATCTTTTTATTTGGATAATCAAATTCAAGAAACCTTTTTACAATATGCTCGTCAATCTAATAATTTATATGACTTAGCTTATATGTTAGGTTACAAACCTAAAGTTACTTCAGCGGCTATTGTTACTCTTGATTTTTATCAAACATTACCAGCTACAACTTCTGGTAGTGTTACTATTCCTGATTTTAATTACGCTTTACAAATCCCAGCTAATACAACTGTTAATTCATCTCAAAATCAAAATGTTAAGTTTTTAACTCAAGATAAAATTGATTTTTCATACTCTAGTTCTTCAGATCCTACTCAAGTTACAGTGTATCAAACAAGTGGAGGAGTTCCAACTTATTATTTAATAAAAAAATCAAAACAAGCAATATCTGCTACTATTAAGACTAAAACAGCTAGTTTTACAGATCCTATTCCTTTTAATTATACAGATATTAGTGATAGTAATATTATTGGAATTTTAGATGTTACTGATTCTAGTCGGAACGTTTGGTATGAGGTTGATAATTTAGCTCAAGATGCTATTTATGATACTGTAGCTAATACTAACCCTAATGATCCTAACTACTACACATCAACTGATACTCCTAATTTATTAAAAATAAAACAAGTACAAAATAGATTTGCTACTCGTTTCTTAACTTCAGGATCATTAAGAGTTTTATTTGGATCTGGAAACCCAACTGATACAACAGAAGTAATTATTCCGAATCCTAACAATGTAGGTTTAGGATTACCTTCTGAACAAAGTAAATTAACAACTGCTTATTCTCCTACAAACTTTGTATTTACAAACACATACGGAGTTGCTCCTGCTAATACTACTTTAACTATAAGATATTTAACAGGTGGTGGAGTAGACGCTAATGTGCCTGCTAATGATTTAAATTCACTTAGTAACACTACTGTTACTTTTAAAAATTCAACAATTGCTAATTCAACTTTAGCAAACCAAATATATTCTTCTTTACAAGTTACTAATGCTTTAGCAGCTACAGGGGGTTCTTATGGAGATTCTATAGAAGAAATAAGACAGAATGCCTTATCTAACTTCCAATCACAACAAAGAGCAGTTACAGCAGATGATTATAATGTTAGAGTATTAAGTTTACCTTCTCAATATGGAAATATAGCTAAAATATATACCACACAAGAAAAAGCTAATACACTTTCATTAAATGAAGCTCCAAGTTCAATTAACATGTATGTTTTAAGTTATGATGTTAATAAAAATCTTCAAACAGCTTCATCTGCTTTAAAACAAAATATTATAACTTATCTTTCTCAATTTAGAATGGTAAATGATTCTATTAAATTAAAAGATGCTTTTATTATTAACATAGGAGTTGATTTTGATATTGTAGTATTACCTAATTATAATAATGATGAAGTTTTATTAAAATGTATTCAAACCATTCAAAATTACTTTAAAATAGACAAT